GGGGCTTCTCTACGGGACTTCACCGATGATCGGACACGTGGTGACGATGCGTCCGGTGAACCTCCCGGTGTATCGACCGTGCGCACACTGGTGCTTGATGATCAAGGCCGTCTTGGCCCACACCTCGAACGCGATCGCAGTACAACCGGGAACCAGATCCTTCAGTGCCAGTGGAATCTGCGTAACCTTGTAGACCAAGGGCTCCCCGTTGTGCGTCATTCTGAGACTGAAGATGTCGGACCAGAACGTCCCATCCCCGATGTTGACTCGTGGGAAGTTCGAGTCCGCAACTACAGCCAAACGACCAACTCCCGTGTTGACGAAACCCGCGAAGTTGAACCCTGGGGTGATACGGTCTCCATCTGCGAAGTTCACCACCTGACTACCTTGGAATCCGAGCTGGAAGTACATGCTCAGAAGCTCTTGGATCGCCTGAGGGTGACCGAACAAATGTGTGGGTTTCGCGCAGCTCTCAGCCAAGAAACGATCATATGCGGTTGCACTGAAGCTTCCGCTGGCGCTGGTGTCGTTGGTGTTGGCGCAACTGCCGGTGACCAGCCAAACCATTCCGTTAAACTCATTGGGATAGTTGACCACATCTCCGTTGATCAGAAGCTCGTCCCAACCATTGAGAACCAGCGTCATTGCGAGTCGAATCTCTTTGGCCTTGAGGCTTGCGATCCTCTCACGTAGGAACGTTCCGGTGTCGCTTCCACCGGGAACCCCATCGCCCCAAGGAATTCCACCCAGCAGGGACTCAATTCCGCTACCCCCACTGATCACCGCCATCGAGTGCATGATGTCACTGATGGTGAGGCTCTTGTAGGCACCGAGGTTCTTCAGTGTGATCGTCCGGTTATCTCCGTCGTGAGAGTACGGCTCTGGACACTCCCCGTCCGGGAAGGTGATGTTGACTGCCGTTCCCGTGAAGTGTAGAGCATCCATTTCACGCCAGAGCTCCTCCTTGAGACCGGTTCGCTTCTCAGGAAGAGCTTGCCACACCGTGATCTCCTCACACATTGCCAAGACCTCTAGAGGATCTAGAGGCGTCGGAAACTGTGCGGCGAAGTCACCCGGTGTGGAGGGCGTGTTGGTGAAAACGGGATCGGTTGCGCGAAAAGTCGCACCACGGCGAGCTCCTTGCGACAGGTCCGTTACCCGTTCACCCGATATGTCGTGAGTCAAAACGTTGCTCATTTTCGTGTTTTTCCTCCTATGTTTTGTGGTCACACTGCATGCTCACGACACTCAGTTTAACGACCAGACTTCAAACTACTCTACGATTCCTACGCTTCTCCGTGCGATGGCGTCGACGCTGTTGGGCTTCTTCTTTTCCGGATTCTCCGGACTTAGGTTCTGCCCGACGGGGAGACTTCGATGGGTCCTACGAGCTCGACCCTCCGTCCCCAACATCGCTGCGATCGCCTGCAGACTCTCTGCCAACGGTGCGAACTCGTCGTGAATCGCGCTCCGGAGAGCAGCGATCGCCTGAGTTTCAGGCGTGGTTGGCGGTTCTGCAGCCTGCTGAACGGCTTTCGCCATCTCGGTCAACAGTGGCTGAATCATCTTGAGCTTCTGATCCTTCGTCAAATCTCCCTTACTCAGAGTCTCAAGAGCTCCTTGCTGGAAGGACTGAATCGCACCTACGACAGGTGCGAAAGCCTCACCAACCTGGGGACTTGAGACGAGAGAGGTCTCGGATGATACCGATGTTTCTTGTAGTTCCTGTCCTTCCGAGGTTTCTTGCTCCTCCTGTTCGTCCTTCTGTTCCGCGGCTTCAGTCTCAAGAACTTCAGCTTCAGACTTTTTAACCTCAGACATCTCGATTTTTCCCTCCTCAACTTGCGGTTTTTCTGCCAAGTCAAGTCCACTGAACTCCTCCATCAACTGCCCTAGCGCGTTCTTCCGATCACTAATGTCCTCAACCGGTCGCCTCATGATGTTTCGCGCGACGCCCCAAAAGACGTCGAGCTGGTCAAGAAGTTCGTTCTCAAGTTCTTGCGCCTTCACATATTCCTGGGCCTCTTGGATGGACGTCGCTCCACCAAAAGCCATGAAGTCTACATTCCCATCAGGAAGTAGAAAGGCTCGTTGAGTTTGTTCTGCTTCCTTGAACGGTTCTTCGTTCTCTCCCGTCCCGTCCTCTTTGGACTTAACGACGAGTGCTCTTTGGGCGGCTTCGCTGATCTCATCCTTCTTTTTGTCTGTTTCTTCTTCCAAAAGATCTGCGAGCTCGTCTCCAACGATTGAAGCTGCGTCCGCCCGACGAGTCCTGATTGCACTGCTGCGTGCTTCCATAGACGTTGCTCCTTCGATGTCGATGGCTGTTCTTCGGTTAACAGGAACCCGGGTCGCAGCAAAGTGAACCAAGATCCCTTCCAAATACCTACTAGGGAGTGTTCCACTCAAACAAATGGGACATTCATCACTGAAGTTCGTTCGCGTAAAAACGGTGTCCCCATGTGCGTGTTTGAGGTCCCAAAATCCAATTGAAAGACGAATCTTTTCATCAGCGGGAAGATCTTTTCGACTACGTTCTTCACAAATCGCGCTGTAAAGAGCGCGACCAACTAGATTTTTGTTGAAGACTCCTTTTCCCTTAAACATGATCCCGTCGATCCAAAGGCTTTGGGCCTCTCCTGCGATGCCTTTTCCATCAAGACTATCGTAGTGTGCGATACTCAGATAAGGCATTCCAAGAGTTTTGGCATTTGCGATGAAGCTTTCGAAGAGCTCATGCGTCATTCGAGTCTCGTAGTCATCACGAAGAGTGTCCGAAGCCCGAGCGAGCCAACGAAGTTCTCCATCACTGGAACTGGCTCGTGTGATGATGAAGTCCAACTGCTTCAAATTGTCGAGCTCTGTGAGTTGGTCAAGACGATCAACGTCAGTGAGACTCTTTGAGATCCACTTGCCGTCATCCGTCTGCTTATATTTCTTCTTCACTGCGCTCATCGCAATTCTAGCAGCACACTCAGCTCGACGGTCACCCTCACTTTTGCAGGTCCCATCATAAGCGCCGTTGAAAGCGCTGGCCCAAATCTTCTTTGCTCCCGCGGGAAGCGTCTTTGGAGCGTCGGTTGCTGTTTTAGGCATCGTAAATTCTGTGCCTCCTTCTCAGGGTGAAACTCAACCTATTGCCGCACCAAACAATAGTAGACGTCGACGCGGTTGGGTTCAAGTCCCAAAGGATGAGCGGTGATGATTTTGTAACCTTGTTTCATCGCTCTCACCAGTTCTGCGTTGACCACTTCAGGCGGAAGAGCTCCTTCACCACTTCCCACGGGTCGAGTCATCTGAATCACACCGGGTTCAACCAACTTTTCCACCGGTACACTAGAGATTCGAGTCGCCGGTTCCTTCTTCGGAATAATGGTCCTGATTGCAGGTTCCACCTTTCCTTCTGGTTTCTTTGCTGTTACGGTCGCTGCTGCTTTAACCATTTGAATTCTTTTCTCCTTTAACTTCTGTTTTTGATCTCGCCTTGCCCACCCTGAGAAGGAGGAACAGGATCCCCAATTGCCTCTTTTTCCTGAATTGCTTGCTCAAACTGACTAGTGGTTTCTGCAAGAGGTTGTGGAAGCCCACGTTTTGGATCGATCTGAACTGTGATGAGTCCGTCGGCCATGAGCTGTTCCAAAACTTGATCGGGCCAAAGCACTCCCTCTTGAATCATTTCGCGAAAAGCTCGACTACTAGCTAGAAGTGCGCGACTTCTGGCGACCAGAGTTTCAACATCATCATGAATGAAAACGAATTCAAGTTCATCAGGAAGAATTCGAGTCCACAGCTCTTGAAGCTTAACGAGAAGAGTTCCAAAACCTTGACGTCGACTCTTTCGTTCGTCTCTGATGACAGCAGCGAGAGCTCGTTCACTTGTTCCGAGCCCAATGTCGGACAACGTCATTCCGTAACCTGCAGCCGTAATCGCCGCATATTGAAGAACTGTGCGATTGAATTCGAGATCGGCGGGGTTCATTGTGAACCCGATCCACTTGGCCTCTTTCTCGTGCTCATAGAGGACAGGAATCTTAAAGGCGTCAGTTCCAACTAGGAGCTCTCGATAGCTTGAAGCCCACTCCATTGCGGTGTCTTGACTCATGTCCATCAAGTCAAGAATGCCCGCGGGAGGAGTGTCTAGCATCAAGTTAGCATAATATTTGTCACCTCGACCAAGAAGCTCCAGCCCCAAGTAGACACGTTCGGGAGGAGCCATTCCCCAACCACGTCGTTTGATGCTTGAGTGAGGGGACAAATAGAGACGGGCGACCTCGTCCCTGGCGAGCATGACTGGAGGAAGAGGAGCTTGGACGATTTGGACCACAGGAAAATCGTAGTCATAGGTTGGTCGAAGAGTGGTGCCGTCAATGTTTGCAACCTCTTCAAGCTCCTCACGGTTGGGAACGAGTTCTAGAGCACCTCCAAAAGGAATGTCGAGAACGTCTTGAAGAAGACGATCCATTGTGTTCAAATAGCCTTCGTCGTCGTCTCCCGCTTCGATGATTCGAGTAAAGCGCTTGATGTTTTCACGTTGGCTTGTTTTGTCAGCAGGATCTCGAGTTTGAACTTTCCACTTAAGTTGCAAGATCTGCATGATCAACACATCACGAAAGATCTTCGCAAACATTTGGTGTTGAACAATAGTTTTCCAAACCTCCCCATTAAGGGTCGTTGGAACGCTCCACGGCGGAAGAATCCGCGTCATCGTGAAGAAACTACTATCGACTGCCAGTGATTTTCGTTTTTCAGGCATCTAGATTCGTTTTAGATTTTGAGAAAATCTATCTTCTTCCACTTGCGTGGTCTCAAAAGTTCATAGACTCCACTGACTGCGTCAACTTGGTCATCATATTTGCCCTGAGCGAAGGCCAAAAACTCAGTCAAAAAGTCGGTCCACCAGCTGGCAGTCTTGTCGACAAACAGTCTCCCATATTGACCACGAGCTTCGACTGGACGTGCTCGTGCAACTTTGTCGCCCTTCGGAATCACCCCAGTGATGGGAACCTCTGTGTCTTCCTCAAGCTCCTTAATGAGAGTGATTGAAAGCAGACCTTCTTCAACCCCGACCTCACTCAACAAAATCCACTCTTGAACGTCGTCGTAGTAGGCTTCGATGATGGCTTCTTTGATTTGCTTGGCGTTCATTCTGCTGCGTCGCATTCGCAGAATGTAGAAGTTTCCATCAGCGTCGATGCCGGCCGTGCAGCAAGCGCTGAAGTTTGCGGTTTCTTTTTCTGTGACTGCAAGATCCCAGAACTGTTTCACCTTTGTGAGTTTGACGTCTCTTGGAAGCGGCTTAAAGCTGTCAATACTAAACATGTCTCCGGAGAGAGCACTGGGATCTCCCTGATACATGCAGTTGAAGAGAGGGAGCCCAATGGTTTCACGTTCTTCTTCAAGGTCTGGTTGCGTCCAAAACTCTGGCCACAGAGCCGGGCCTCGATCATGAATGAAGATTCGTCCGGTTCGTTCGTCTTTGTTGATCCAGCGGTGACGATCGGGAAAAAGTTCGGGTGGAATCTCCATGTCGTGCTTGGACCAAACCACGTCTGCGAAGACCTCTTTGCTGTCGTCGGTGAGGGCCTTCATTCGAACGATCGTGTAGCGACCTTGATTCTCAAACTCTGCGACGAAGTCGTCGTTGTGCCAACGAGTGAGAACGCTCTTAAAGTTCCCGTTAGGAGCGAGGCGACTTCTGAGAGTTCGTTTCAACCAAGTCAAAACTTTCTCGCGTTGAAGCTCGGTTGCGCTGTTCTTTCGTCGTAGGGGTCGTCGAGTCCAATTTCGTCGGCTCTCCGCCCAATGATCGGGCCTCCAACTCCAGAGGCTGCGAAGGTCGAGTGAGGGTCGCCGCTGTTTTCTCGCTTCACGAACCACTCATCTTGACCCCAACCTTTCTTGCGGTCTGGACCGCTGTCTTCAAAAACCTCCTTGTAGCGGGGGTTGCTCGAAATGGTGTCCCTAATGGCGACGCTGAAGAGTTGGCTTTGGGTTGCTGTGACGCTGGTTCCCAAAAAGTGAATGTCGGGATTTTGTCCGATTCTCCAAGCCGGATAGATGACGCTGACCCAGGTGCTCTTTGCGTGGCCGGGTGGTCCAACCAAAATGAGATGATGAATGTCGTTGGTTTCTAAGAATCTCAACCAGATCTTGTGGTGAGCCGCCGGAATCATTCCAAAGACGAACTCTCCAAAGGCGGCGAGGCCTTGAGGTGTCTTTGCGAGCTGTCGAAGAGCTTCCCTGTAGGCGAGTTGAAGGCGAACCTTCTCGAGGTCTGCCAGGTGCTCTGGACTGATTGAGGGTTGTTGAGGAGGGCTTCCAACTTTCTTCTTAAATTCTTCGTAGTTGGCTTCCGCCTCAGCCGGAAGAATCCCCGTCAGAACTTGGCTCACTTGATTTGTTCTCCTGGTTCTCCGACGTCTCCCTCGATGATCGTGGTTTCGATTCTCTCACCCCCTGTGACTTCACTGTAGATCGCCTTCAACTCCATAACTGTTTGCCTGAGTTCATAGGGACCAAGCATCGCAAGCTGCTGGGTTTGTTGTTCAACGAGCTCTTGCTCGGCCTCAACGTGTTCTTCCGGGGTACCCACAACCAGCTTGATGGTTTGAGCGTCGAGTCCCAACATTTTCTCGATGGCGTTGTCTTCCTCTGCGATCAACCTATAAAACTGTCCTTTATACTT